GTCCATATTTCAAGGACAAAGGTGTTAATCTCGAACATATTATTTGCGATAATGTGGAGGTTGAGGACAATGACTATAAACAGTTTGTTGACACAATCATGACAACATATATGGTAAATCCTGAGACAATCGGTCAGTACACAGGTTGTACCGATAAAAACGGCAATAAGATTTTTGAGGGGGATATAGTTTGGGATAATTATGAGGAAGAACGAGGCGTTGTACAGTGGGATAATGATATGGCAAAATTTATCATAATCTATTCTACATTCACAGTTGATTTTGACAACGTTTATGGCGAAGAACTACAAATTGACGGCAACGTTTATGACAATGCCGAACTAATAAAGGAGAAACAATAATGAATATAAATTTATTGCAAGAAACAGTAGAAACACTTGAACAGAATGGTAAATCACCTGCCGATGTAGAATGGGTAGGAATTAAGAACGACAGTTATTACACTTGGGAGGAGTTTGAGGAACAAGCTAAATGTGTTGAGTATGATGCAGATTATAGCTTTGAAGAGATTGATAGACGTTTATTTGTTGTTGGTAAAGATTTCTGGCTTGAACGTTATGAATATGACGGTTCGGAATGGTGGGAATTTAAGACATTGCCGACAAAACCAATTTTAAAAGTTGATAAACTACCAATCCTTAATGAATGGTAAAAAAAAATACGTTTTCTAAAACAACGTAAATATGCACTTTTAGACACTTAAAATCTGAATAAAAGAGAAATTTTATTAAGGAGATGATACTAATAAAACAAGAATATATAAAATCGCCACTTAATTATGTGGGTGGCAAATACAAGCTTCTACCACAGATATTACCATTGTTCCCAAAAAACATTGATACTTGCATTGACTTATTTGGCGGTGGGTTTAATGTTGGAATCAATGTTCCTGCGAAAGAGGTTATTTATAATGACTTGAATTTGCCTGTAGTGCAAATACTTGAATACATACATAGAAATGAAACCGATGAAATTCTTGGCGAAATAGATAAGATAATCAAGCAATATGACTTATCAAAGATTAATAGGGATGGGTATTTGAGACTCCGCAACTATTTTAACGAGTCAGAACCTAAACAATCCGTTATTTTATATGTGCTAATTTGTTACGCCTTTAACAATCAAATTCGTTTTAATTCAAAAGGCGAATTTAATATGCCATTTGGGAAAGACAGAAGTAGCTTTAACCCTACATTAAGAGAAAAGCTTATAGAATTTTCGGAAGCAATCAGCAATAAAGACTGCAAGTTTACCAATGCCGATTTTCGTGAGTTCATCGGCGTAGCGTTTGGCAAAAATGATTTTCTGTATTGCGATCCACCATACTTTAATTCCACGGCAACTTATAATGAAAATGGTGGATGGACTAATGCCGATGAGGAAGATTTGAGAGATATGCTTGCAATTTCAAATGTGAAATGGGCGTTATCAAATAATTTAAAGACGAACTTAACATTAAAGGATTGGGCAGAGGAACATGGATATAAAATCCACTATCTAAATATCACTTATGGAAACTGCAATTATCAGAAAAAAGACAAGACAAAAGATATAGAAGTCTTAATTACGAACTATTGAGGAGGACAACATTAAATGAAAACACTTACTGGGACAAGCCTAGCTGGAATGTCTCCTACAAGAGAAAGAGTGACTAATGATTTTTATGCAACACCATTCAATGCAACAGAAACCATTTTAAAAAGAGAAAAATTATCTGGTAGTATACTTGAACCTGCTGCTGGGCAAGGGCATATATCAAAAGTCCTCAAAGAATTTTATCCATATTCAGAAATTGTATCTACTGATTTGGTTGGTAGAGATAGTCCTTTTGGAATTGATATTACTCCAAACATTGATTTTCTTACATATAATTACAAACGTAAATTTGATAATATTATTACCAATCCACCATTCAAATTTGCAAAGGAATTTATTCTTCGATCATTGGACTTAGCAAATGAAAAAGTTATTATATTTGCCAAAATCCAACTTCTTGAAGGGCAAGATAGATTGAAAATGTGGAAAAACACTCCTATAAAAACAATTTATGTGTTTTCTAAAAGAGTAAACCCAATGCGTAATGGTAGTGAGGTAGATGAAAAGGGGAAGCCTTGGGCAAGCACTATGTGTTTTGCATGGTTTGTATGGGAACATAATTATGAAGGCTTGCCAACAATAGAGTGGATTTAATTTTATTTGTATGGGCATATTCACAATGGTAGAGATACAAGACCTTTTAATGAGTATGCCAAACAAATGAGAGAGCGTGGTTTCCCTTATAGGTGTGCAAATGTAGGTTGTATGCTCCACAACTACACACCTGTAACACTTGATGATTTAGGATTGAGGTAAAATAAATGATTTCAAAGAAAATTCTTAACGCTCTTACGAAAGAGCAACTATTATTCCTAATAAATCAATATCAGCATATGGAATTTATTATCTCGGAAATCTGTGTCAACGAGAGTAAGCAGCATATTCCGTCTGAGCAGGCGGTAGAAAAGATAAGAAAAGAACTTCATAACTGTAATTTTCCCTTTTGCAATTCTACAGAAGAATTTATATCACTTTTAGATTATAAAATGGGCAAAATTACACTTGACAAATACAAAAAAGAATTGGGATTGGTTGAAAGGAGACAGAATGAAACTTCTGGAAAGTATAAAACTTGCAATGCAAGTTTTCCCAAATAGCTTTATTAATCGAAATAACGAGATTATTCTTATTCCAAAATTCAATGTCTATATTCAGCTTGACGATGTGAAAACAAATGAAGATTTCAAGGTAAAACTTTGTGAGTGGCTAAGTCGAGATTGCTCTTGTGCGTTAAGATATTCACGAGACAAAAGACTTATGAGATATTGGCAAGACAATACTAATGCTTTCAATAAAATTTGTGGAACTAATTTTACAATGGAGCAAATGAGTTATATCTATACATATTTGGGTAATGGCATAAAACATGATCTTACAAAACAGTTCGTAAGAAACGGATTTGACCTTTTTGTTATAGAGAAATATGCTCAAAAGGGCAATAAAGAGGTTTATTGATGAAAGAAATTAAAGTAGTGAAATATTCTAAACAATGGTGCAAAACACGAATGACAATATATACTATTATTTGTATTATTTCTTTTTGTGCTTTTGTTTTAACAATGCCAATTATGGCACATTTCTATGACGAATACGGCTTACATCATACCAAAACTATAGTAAGTGTAATGGTGGTTTTAACCTTTTTTGTGGTATGGTTATATTGCTATGCAAAGGCTATGCAATTCGAGCATTATGAGAACTATATATACAACCATACCAAGAAGATTAAGCGTAAGCAAGATAGAAAATATAGAAAATGGCTGATGTAAAAGTTGGGAGATAAACAAAATGGATTGTAATATTCAAAATATAAAATGTGAAATCTGCGGTCGAGTGTTCCATAAAGTCTGCCATGCAGAGCCTTTTGATAAAGTGTGTGATAATAGTGAATGTTTCCATAAAAAGTTCTGGCTTGAAATTATAAAAGAAAAGGATGAACACGTTATTATTAATGGCATTTGTTATTACTTAGACAAAGCTCACCCAATGAGTGATAGTCCTTTTAGGGGATATGGTGGTAGAGAATTTAAAATTAAATTACATACAGGTGAAATTATCGTAACAAATAATTTATGGCACAATGGTGAAGTACCTAAAGAATTTCGAGATAGACTACCTGATAATGCAGAGTTTATATAATTGTAATAGGAGTTAATTGATGGAAATGGAGGCAACAAATGTTTGTAACCAAATTGGGTGAAAATTTTATTGAGGGTATAACACTATTTAAAGGGCAATGTAAAGCTTGCAATTCTGAGTTTTATTTTGAGGAAAAAGAAGCCAAAGAATTGTATGAAAAAGGTGAAATCGGTCACTCAGAAGAAGAAATGCTTCGAGTTTCAATGGGCGAGCCTTATTGTAGATATGAGTTTGGCAAATGCCCTCCTTATAAAGTGCCAATTCTTATAACACGTTGTCCTTGCTGTGACGAACTTGTGAAACTAGACCAAGTAACGTGTACACACGAAACATATGCTGAATTGAAAAATAAGCATAGAATTACATTAGAACATCTTGCGGAATATAACGGAATATATCCTTTGAAATTTAAGTGTTCCAATAGTAGGCTGTCTGTTGATATGAAAAATAGGATTGAAAAGTCAAAAGCATTAGTAAAAGCATTAGCTGGATCGTGAAAAAAGTTGAAAGCAACTAAAAATATAAAACCAACATTTTATTAAGAAAATAAGAGATAAAACAAAACGGAACGCTCAGATTAGCTACCTGAGTGAATATGATAATTGCAATTATCTTCCAATAAAGAACAAATTGGAGGATTTACAAATAGTGAAAACGGAAAAAATAACAGTAAACGAATTATTTAGTGGTATAGGCGCACAAATTTCAGCACTAGAAAGGCTTGGAATACCTTGTGAAATTAAACATACATCTGACATAGATCATAATGCAGTTTTAGCATATGCGTCTATTCATTGTGGACTTACAGAAGAACTAATAAATACATACGCTGAATATCCTACAAGAGAAGAAATGGCTAGACAGCTTACAGAAATTAATCTTGGATATGATTTTCAGAAAAACAAACCTTATAATTGGTATAGATTTGTAAATAGTAAATCAAAAGAGCTTGAAAAATATTGGCTTGCTAATAAGCTTTCGAGGAATTTAGGTGACATTAGCAAAATAGATAAACTTGAATATGCTGATTTTTGGACAATTTCATTTTGTTGTCAGGATATTTCTAATGCAGGCAAGATGAAAGGGTTTAAATTGGGCAGTAATACAAGAAGTTCTTTACTCTGGGACAATATCAAGTTGCTTAAACAGGCAGTGGATTCTAATAATGCTCCTAAGTATGTAATGTTTGAAAATGTTAAAAATTTAGTTAGTAAGAAATTTATGTCTGATTTTAATGACTTACTTGATGTCCTTAATGAACTTGGCTACAATACATATTGGAAAGTTTTAAATGCTAAAGATTATGGAGTTCCTCAGAATAGAGAAAGAGTGTTTGCAATAAGTATTCGCAAAGATATTGATGATGGCAAATTTGAATTTCCGCAACCTTTTGATAACGGAGTCAGACTTAAAGATGTACTTGAAGATCATGTAGATAAAAAGTATTATTTAAGTAAAGATATACAAAATAGACTTATCATCACTGACAAAACATTAACTAAGAATATTATTGGAACTACTAAACCTAGTTTTAGAACCATAGGACAACGTGATTTAGTGTATTCTGAAAATTCTATTATGGGTACTTTAGTTGCAACAGATTATAAACAGCCTAAACAAATTTTAGAAACCAATCGTTGTGTTAAAGTTGGAGACTTAAATTATTATCCATATGAAACATCGAACAGAATTTATTCAAAAGAGGGAATAAGTCCAACATTGACTACAATGCAGGGTGGCAATACTGAACCTAAAATAGCAGAGCCAATAGCCGCTGTAATTGAATCCGAAGCTAAAAGCTTCAGAGTTCGTAAATTAACTCCTAGAGAATGTTATAGGCTTATGGGATTTACTGATGAACAATTCGATAGATCGCAAGCTTTTAGTTCTGACAGCCAACTTTATAAGCAGGCAGGTAACTCTATTGTGGTTGATGTACTTTATTACATATTTGGAAAACTGTTTGAGGTTGATACTGAAACTAGAAAGGAAATAGAATGTTAAATAATGCTTGGAATACTCTCTTGAAATGTACATGGGTGGCTTGCTTTGACACTCATAACTTTCAGGAAGGAAAAGTATACGAAGTAAAAAATGGTAGACTAATAGACGGTCATGGTAGAAAAAGTTGTAATACATATGATAATGTTTACGATATTAATGACAGCTTTTACGCTAGATTCAAAGAAGTAAAGGAGTGAATAAAAAACATGGCAAGCGAGATACGAAATGATTGTGTGGGTTGTACGGCTCTCGGACTCCCCTGTCGTCATTGTTACATGGGTCAAGATTATCGTGTTTTAATATGCGACAAGTGTGGAACTGAGGTTGATATGCTTTATATTATTGACAATGACTCGGAAGAACTTTGCAGCGAATGTGCCAAAGAAAAGGCTATTGAATATTTGTCAAATCATAATGTGAACGTTGACGATTTGTGCGAATACAACGATATTCCTTGCGAAAAAATGAACGGAGAAGATTATTATAACAAATATTGCTATTGTGACGATGAGGAATAAATACATATGAACAAAAAGAAAGACGAGACAACAAAACAAATAATGCAACTTATAGTTGCTATTTGCGTAATAGTTATTGGTTTTGGAGTTGTAAAAGTTGTTGGTATTAACGAAGATTACAGGTACAATTTTGAAAGAAACAAAGCCAAAAATTCAACAGTTAATAC